AGTTATGAAAAAAATCAAGTCAAAAAGAGTAATCAGGTTAAGGGTACGTGATTTCATGAACACCCTAACCCTTGAAGCAATTGTAAGCAATCTGGAAAGTCTGGGGTACCGGGTAAAAGTAACGTTTTAAGTCAGTTTCAAGTCAGTTTCAAGTCATTAATTTAAAAAACAAGGTCAAATGAAAAATCAAGTCAATGAAGAAAAAATCAAAGCTTATAAAGCTTTTAATGCAGATTTAGCCTGCCTCGGGTTTCAGTATGAAGTAGGTAAAACTTATGAACATGCTGGCGAAATTGATATTTGTAAGTCTGGGTTTCATTCATGTATTAAGCCGTCGGATGTTTTAAGTTATTATCCCTGTGTGCAATGGACCCGCTTTTGCGAGGTCGAGGCTTGGGGAGACGTGCAAGAAGGAAATGATAGTAAAATAGCATCGAGGTTTATAACGATCGTAAAAGAAATTTCCTTTAATGAATTTTTAAAAATATGTTTTGTTACCGGGTCGAAGGGCGTTAACCGGTCGAAGGGCGTTACCGGGTCGGAGGGAGTTAACCGGTCGAAGGGCGTTAACGTGTCGTATGGCGTTAACGTGTCGTATGGCGTTAACGTGTCGTTGGGCGTTAACCGGTCGGAGGGAGTTAACGTGTCGTATGGCGTTAACGGGTCGAAGGGAGTTAACCGGTCGAAGGGCGTTAACGTGTCGTTGGGCGTTAACGGGTCGAAGGGAGTTAACCGTTCGGAGGGCGTTAACGATTCGGAGGGCGTTAACGATTCGTATGGCGTTAACGATTCGGAGGGCGTTAACGGGTCGGAGGGCGTTAACATGTCGTATGGCGTTAACCGTTCGTTGGGCGTTAACGGGTCGTATGGTATTAACGAATGTAAAGGTGTAAGTGGAAGTATTTTTTGTTCAAAACTTACAAACACTTTCCTATTTAATAAATCAGTTGCGTCAGAAAGGGCAAACGAAGTTTATAATAAGCTTAAAGATAAACTTCATGGATGGTATCCACATTACAACAATCTCCATACTTTATATTTAAAGCATGGATCTGATTGGAAGAAAACTCCTATACCACAAGCTGGGAGGGTTCAAAAAAATGAAGCATGGAAAGATATGCCTATTGAGGCAATTGATTATTTGAAGTCGTTGCCGGAATTCGATGCAGATATATTTTTCGATGTGACCGGGATAAAATGTTAGACTAAGTCATTAATTAATAGGTTGTTAAAAAATATTTCATGTTTTTTCATTTACAAAAACCCTTTACGATGTCAGAAACAAAAGACACCGCCGTTATGCACGGCGAAACTTGCGACAAAGCAAGTCAGATCATCGAAACATTAACGAGCTTCGGCCCTATTTCCAGTCACCGGTTAAATTTGTCTGAAATGGTAATTGCATGGATTCGATCAGGTGCCCTTGATGCAGATTCAAGTCAGCAGGATGATCAGCAGGATGTGTATTTTACCTTTTATTTGCTGAACGAGGTTCTGAAGGAGGTTGAATTGATGCAGAAAGGAGGTCAGCAATGAACGATTTGATCAAGATCTTCGAGGTTTCCAAAAATAAGCCATGAAAACAAATTTTTTTCTTTCACATGAAGTCAAGTCATCGCATACGATAATGGCTTCTTTTTCGTCTGGTGGAATCCGGGCCAGGGTGTCGACGGGCGAAAAGATCAAGAAAATAAACTGGAACCAGGATACCCAGTCAGCTATACCGGGTAACGGAATGACAGCAAAAGATTCCAACGAGCTTAACTACAAACTGCGATTAATTGAGACTTGGTGGATAACTGCCTGTAGGAAAATGGAGAACGACGGGGTAATTATCACAGATCAGGCTATCAAGCAAGCATATTCCGAACATACAGGGAAGAAAATAAGGGGCAGATCCGACATTTCGGAACAGGGTAATAAGGAGGTCGGGCTGCTGGGCTATATTGACACAATGCTAAAAGAAAAGTGTATAAGTGGTAAAACGTCAGAATCGTACAATAGTTTAAGGGTGAAGTTGGAAAGGTACGAAAAAGAATATGGCACAATCGGGTTCGATGATGTAAACCGGGAGTTCTTTGAAAAATTCATTGTTGTTTGCCGTATTCGAGATAGGAAAAAAGCAAACGCAAAAAATCCGACGCCTATCAAGGAGACAAGTGTAGGGGTGATGGTCAAGTGTTTGAAGTCAATTATGAATCACGCCTTTGAGAACGGGCTTACATCGAATGTTGAGCATAAAAAGAAGTACTTTAGCGTATTTCACGAAGATAGCGACCAGATCGCCCTGACGGAGGGAGAGATAAAGTCCATCTACGAGATGAACATACCAGACCCGGATATTTCAAACACCCGTGATTTGTTCGTTTTAAGCTGTTATACGGGTCTTCGGATGTCGGACTGGGGAAACTATTCAAAGGAAAATTTGATTGAAAATGGGAGGGTATTAAAGGCCTTTACGCGCAAAACAAAAAAGACGGTCTACATACCATTAAATAGCATTGCAAGGGAATCCCTGTCACGGATCATTAACAACGGTAGCAAAATACCGTCCCAGGTTTTGGCAAACCGTAACTTGAAAACGATCGGTAAGATGTGCAAGATGAACTCAGAGGTAAAGAAGTCCTATACGCTTAACGGAGAAAAGACCTTTGATATTAAGAAGAGGCACGAAATGTTGGGTACACACGTTGCAAGGCGATCATTCGCCACGAACTGTTATCTGCAAGGGCTGCATACCCAAACGATCATGGCTATGACAGGCCATACGAGCGAAAGCAGTTTTAAGTCATATATCAGGGCGGATAAACTGAAGGTAGCAAAAGACCTTCTGGATCACCCCTTTTTCAAATAACCACCGCTTCTTTAAGAATTTTTGTTAAAAAGTTGTTTTTTTTTCGTTTTACTATTGACAAAATGATTATTATAATATATCTTTGACAAAAAAATAATGGCCGGGTGCTATGGATCATCAGCCGAGGATCGCTATAATGAACGGCTGCTGGATGAATTTACGGACAGATATGAGTTTACAGAAGACTTTGATTATGATAAAGACAATAGTAACAACATTTTAGACGAAGAGGAGGAAATAATATGACATTTGGTTACATTATAATTTACGGGATTCTGGGGTTCTTTGCAGGGTGCTGTATTATCATGGTATGGCAAAGCCAACGGCTATACAACTTCAGGAGAGAATTGAAGGCCGGGGATTCCTGCATAGCATTTATAGGTGAAGACCGTTTTGAGTGCATCGTATTGGCACGTGGTGAATTTCGTGCAAGATTGAAGGTAATCATTGACGGGAGGGAAATCACCCGTCCTATCAACGAAATATATAATTGAGTACCGTCCGGCGATAGTTAATCGGCGTAACGCCCGCTCCTTTTCTGTTTGTTTTCATCGCGGGAAAGCGAGGTTCGACCCCTCACGCCGGAACAACCCTAAACAAAAAGTAAAATGACAAACATTGTAAAAGCAGACACCAACACGATACGGGGGCTAATGGCATCCGACATCGTAAAATCCAAGTTCACGGAGATACTTGGCAAGAACGGCCCGTCTTTTTTGTCAGCAGTAACCACGCTGGCTACAACAACGAAATTATCTGAGTGCGAACCAAAATCTATTCTTTCGGCAGCAATTGCAGCGGCGAGCCTGGATTTACAAGTCACACCATCGTTGGGATTTGCTGCGCTTGTACCCTACAATTCAAAGAATGGAAAGGTAGCCCAGTTTCAGGTCATGTCAAAAGGGCTTATCCAGCTTGCATTACGGTCAGGGCAATTCAGGTCAATCAACGTTACGGAGATTTACGAGGGCGAATTCGGATTTGAAAATCGCCTGACTGGCGAGATCAACCTGTCGGGTGAAAGGAAATCTGATAAGATTATCGGCTATGCAGCATACTTTGAGCTTTTAAACGGGTTTTGCAAGTCATTATACATGACCGTAGATAAGGTAAGGGAACACGGGAAAAGGTACAGTAAGACTTATACATCGCCTGCCTCACCGTGGGTAACAAACTTTGATGCAATGGCCAAAAAGACTGTTTTAAAGCTATTGTTGTCACGCTATGCCCCTCTTTCTGTTCAGATGCAGTCAGCTATCAGCAGGGATCAAAGTGTGCTTAAAACTGACGAAAACCTTGAAATCGGTGAAATTCTTTATGAAGATTATGGCGAATCAGCCACATCTGAACTTGATGAAGAAGTTACGGCCACCCGAAGGACACAGAAAAAGGAAGAACCACAAACGACCGAAAATAAATAAGTGATGGAACAGCGAACACAAGAATGGCGAGAAATAAGGCGTGGACGTTTCACTGCAAGTGAAATCCACAAACTGATCGGAACCGGTGTAAAACCGTCAAAGTTCGGTGAGAAATTGTCCGATTGGACGGACACGGCACAAAACTACATCCTTTCCAAAGTGGCTGAATATTTCAGTGAACAGGATCAGGAAATCACATCACGGGAAATGCAATGGGGAACAGATCACGAACCCGAAGCAAGGGCTTATTACGAAGGGGTGTTTAAAGAACAGGTCGAAGAAGTTGGATTCATATTGTGGCCTGCTAACCCGCTTTGCGGATGCTCTCCCGACGGGATTGTAACATCAAAAAACCGAGGTATAGAGATAAAATGCCCCTTTACCCTCAATGCTCATATTGAATCGTTCCTGATCAAAGACAACACAACCTTCAAGTCCTATAAACCCCAGTATTACTGGCAGGTCATGTCATCCCTTCTCTTTACGGGATTTGATTCATGGGATTTTGTGTCCTATCACCCATTTTTCAAACCCGACAAACGTCTGACATCAATCGAGATATTGCCCTGTATCGCAGATTTTGAAATGCTTAAAGAAAGATTACAGGCTGCAACTATCGTACGTGAGAACCTGATCCGTGAAATAGAATTGTAATGCGGATAATCAGCCTTTCAAGCAAACTCATCTATGACATCCCGGTCAGTAAAAATGGCGAAAACCCAATGCCGTGCCCTGAATGTAGCAAGGACAGGAAACATAAAGACCACCGGTCATTTAGCTATAATGTTAAGGACGGTGTTGGGTTTTGCCACAACTGCAATTCGAGATTCGTTGAGTACAAACAAAAGGCTGACAAGGTTTATAAACTCCCCGAATGGAAAAACCGTACTGAACTTACAGATAAAGCCTTGCGGTGGTTCAACGGGCGTTGCATATCGGCTGAAACATTGAATAAGATGCACGTTTCGTCAGCGATGGAATATATGCCACAAACGGAAAAGAAAGAAAGCGTTGTATGCTTTCCATTTTACCGTGAAGGGCAGTTAGTCAACATCAAATATCGTGACGGGGCGAAGAATTTTAAGTTGTTCGGTGGTTCCGAACTACTGTTTTACAATTATGATGCCATATTAAACAACAAAGAATTGATCATTGTGGAAGGTGAGATTGATTGCCTTTCAATGATTGAGGCTGGTTTTGAAAACGTGGTAAGTGTACCAAATGGCGCGTCAGCAAAGGACTTGGAGTACCTGGACAACTGTTACGACAACTTGTCCGACATTAACCGATTTTATTTAGCCGTTGATAATGACCCGGCAGGGTACAGGTTGCGTGAAGAGCTTATTCGCAGGTTAGGTGCTGAACGGTGCAACGTGGTGTCGTTTGATGACTGCAAGGATGCTAACGAATACCTTGTAAAACATGGTGGGCTTGAATTGCGTGGAACGATAGCCCAATCAAGAGAAGTTCCCGTTGCCGGTATTTTCAGTCAGTCTGACATTTACGATGACATCTACAACCTTTACTTAAACGGTCTTCAGCCGGGTGTAAAGATCAATATGCCTGAGTTTGACAACCTGATAACTTGGGAAACGGGGCGATTGGCAGTTGTAACGGGTATCCCTGGTCATGGGAAAGGCGAACTTGTTGATTTTATCTTAGTCCGTCTCAACATATTACACGGATGGAAGGTGGCATATTATTCTCCTGAAAATTTCCCGATGGAGTTGCACTACTCAAAGATTGCAGCTAAGATAAGCGGGAAGGAGTTTGATTCACGGGTTATGTCTCAGAATGAGTTTGACCGGGTATTTGACCACGTTAACAACAACTTCTTTTTCATCTATCCAGAAGATGACGTCACCATTGAAAATATCCTTGAAAAAGCCAGGTACCTGGTTCGTAAAAATGGTATCAGGGTATTGGTGATAGACCCTTACAACAAACTGGAGCACAAGCGTGGCATAAAAGAATCCGAAACGGAATATATCAGCCGGTTCCTTGACCTTGTTTCATTGTTTGCAAAGCAGAATAATTGCTTGGTCGTATTGGTTGCTCATCCACGAAAGATGGAACGGATGAAGGACGATAAGAATAAGTTTGAAATACCAACGCTTTACGACATCAATGGTTCGGCGAACTTCTTTAACAAGACGGATTATGGGATGGTCATGTATCGTAATTTCTCTGAAAAATTAATCCTTGTGCGGATCTCCAAGGTAAAGTTCAAGCATTTAGGTGAAACTGGTGATATAAGCTTGGAGTATGAGAAATCGAGTGGTCGCCTATACCCGCATGGTTTTCAGCCAGACAGGGAGAATTATTTAACGAAGGATTGGCAGAAAGTCGAAGAAGCTGCCATTGATTTTACTTACGAAGAACCTCCATTTTAATAATAAAGGACAATGAGCACACGACCTCCGTGTATACCTATTCATGGCGATAATAAAAGAAAGAATAAAAAACAAAGAATTCGAGATTTTTGACAGCCCCTACTTCGAGATAAATGGACATCAATACGTTATCGTTGAAACAAAATCAATCGGACGTGGGTACTATAATACCATTGATGTAGTAAAAAACGACAAGGGCGAATACAAGGAATTTACACGAAAAGAATTACTTGAATACATAAAAAAATACACTAACCAAAAAACCTAAAATCATGGCAAATACAATTTTCCCCGGAGGGATCAGATGTTTCAGCAAGGGCCCCAATTCACCGGATTATGTAATGGCCAATGTTGTCATTACTCCTCAAGAATTCTACGATTGGCTGAAAGGAGATGGGGCACAATACCTTACCGAATACAACGGTAAAAAACAACTTCGTCTCTCGATGTTGGCCAATGACAAAGGGCCATATATTAAGGTCGATACATTTGTGCCAAAAAAGAAAGACCAACCACCGGATCAGGAACCCAAAAAGAAACACACGTTGCCACCGGACTTCGACCCTATCCAGAAACCAGTTAACGATGATCTGCCCTTCTGAGCATGGAAAAGTTTCACAAAAATATCGTTATTTACGGTGATCCGAAAGCTCAGAAACGCCACCGTAGTACAAGGGCAGGAAATTTCATCCGCCAGTATGACCCATCATCAAAAGACAAAGACGATTTTCTCTTAATGATGCAAAAAGAACGCCCCAGCGAACCGATATTAGGAGAAATGAAGCTTTATATCGTATTCTGTTTTTCACGCCCCAAATCGCATTACAGGACGGGAAAGAACGCAAATATGCTAAGGAATGATGTGCCAATATTTAATGCCCACAAGCCGGACATTGACAATCTTTTGAAATTCGTCATGGATGCAATGAATGGAGTTTTCTATAAGGATGACAGCCAGATTGTTGGTGTAGATATAAAGAAGCAATATTCCAATACTCCATGTACGCTTATAACCATAGAGGAGTTATGATCAAACCAGTGCCATACATACGTATTGCATACAGCACGTTGGAATTAGCGATGAGGAACTTGCAGGCGTATGCGGATCAACAGCTCTGTGAGGTCTGCATATACCGGGTTGAATATGGGAGGTTTGAAAAGAGGGTGGAATATCAATTCCGGTATATGTGTGAACTCATTGACAAACAAAGCGATAATATTGTTGCCAGTACAAAGCCCCGACACCGGGAGATTGCGCAAACACAAAGAAAGATCAAGGTGGATATGGGAGAAAGCATACTTTTTGATTATTTCATTGTTAGCCAATAACGTTTGATTGTATGAAAAGTTGCGGATTAAATGGTAGAACTTTTCAACCTACAACAAAAGTAAATTAGAATTACAAATTTACGGACTGCTACACACCCGCAATTTTTTATACCATGTGTTTAGCACCCGTTATTAATACTTGAAATTATGGCAGGTTGTTTTGGAAATCATCCAGTTGATAGATGGATGGAAGGTCAATTAAATCAATATCTTAATTCGGATACGGATAAATATAAATGTGAAGGATGCGATTTTGAGGCATTTGATGAAGATTGGGATTATGATGAGGAAACAAACGAATTAGTTTGTCCAAATTGCAATTTTCGTATCAAACTTTAATGGGTGCTAACGGAATGCAGGTATATACAGTTGCGTAAATAACAGATAAACTTAATTAAAAAAACAAAAGTATGAAAACAGAAGAAAGTAAAATAGAAGCACAACAGGGGCAATTGGATATACCTGTTGTTATGCCACGTATTTCTCATTTTACTGATGAAAATGGTAATAATGTAGATATATGTGCTGGCGGTATAAATGTAAGGTTAAAACGAGATGGAACTCACGAATATTTTAGAAGCTACGGATTTGCAGGTATAATGAAACTCACTCCTGTATATGTGGCATAACGTACGTGTATCTCTACAATTAATGATATATTTTGGAATTAATTCACTGTAAAATGGAAATCGAATAACGAAATTATGAATACAGAAAAATTATCAAGCGAGAACGAAAACGGCAATAACGCTAATACTTTGTTATGTGCCGTTATTGAATCAACAACAGGTTACTCTTGCCCCAACTGTGGTGCAATATGTTCTGAAAAAACATTAATATCAAGAACTGAATCAGATTTTGAAGAATATCCTGACCCACATTACAGTTGGGACGAAACTCATAAGTGTCAAAAATGCGAAACGATGTATCTTTTGCATAATGGCACATAACGGTTGCAAATAAAAAACATTTTATTATGGAAGAAAAGATAAATTTTACACAAAGGTTCAAAAATAGCAGATTGTTCAAAAAACCACAGCAGCAAAAATGTTTTTTATTT